CAAACAGCATCAATATCATTTTTTTTATTTTTACGATATTCTTTTTTAATGTTTTTTATACATTCCTTGCAATCGGTTCTATGAAATTTACTTCCTCTAATATTTTCAATATAAAAACATTCTAAATCTTTTTCTATTTTACACAATTTACATATTCTTTTGCTTTCTGTTGGCATAAAAGAAAATCCCCCCTTTCGGGGGGATCATAGCATACTTCACTTCTGTTTGCGACCTTTTTTCACTTTTTCTTCTTCTTCTTTTTACGGGCTTTGCGTTTAGCAGAACCTATTTTACGCCGTCCTTTGCGTGGGCGATTTTTTCTTGGATGAGCCATTATTCCTCCTTATATTTCCAATAATAACCTTTATAGGTTTTTAATTTACCCTTACATACTTTCGTTATATGACTACTATCAAATCCATCTTTTGAAGCATCGCGAGCACTTTCGTATTCTTTTATTTCACCGGTATTGGGTTCTACTCTTTCTATTGGTCTTATATTTACAGGTTTTTTTCCATAAAACGGATTATTTTCACCAAAAAGTTTCTTCTCTGGATTGTTCTTATAATATTCAGTAAGAGAGTTTTTTAACTTTTCTCTGTTTTCTTTTCTTGAGAGATATTCTTTTCTTTTTTCACTTTGATATTTTCTATTTTCTGGATTTGACCAGTAATCTCTCATTTTCTTTCTTGTTTGTTCTTCGCTTGCCTTATTATTCTTTTTTATTAAGATTTTACTTTCTTCTGTGTGAAAACAGCCTGTTGTATTACCTGCTATTTTTGCTATATTATAACCAATTTCTCTATCCCAACATTTATATTCATCTAAATATTTTTGCTCTGTTGGTATTAGTATTTCTCTTTCGCATATTTCTACTATTTCAAATAAGAAGTTTTGAATTCCATCTTTATTCCAAGCACTTTGTAAGTGTTTATTGTCGTGTGTATTAGTTTTCAATCTTCTTTTATGAACAGACCAGCGACTTTTTATATCTACTGCCGATCCTATGTAAAATTTATTGGTTATTTTATTTGTAATTTTATATATTCCCGATTTCATATCGCACCTCTACTAATAAATAGTATGAAGTTCATATATTTCTTCGGGTGAGGCAATAAATTTAATTACTTTTGTGCGGGTGTGGCATTATTCACTTCCTTTCCTTTAAAACATAACTCAACAACAAAATGTGTGCCACCAGTTGCGTCAAAAGAAATAATATTCTTATCTTTTAGATTAATACCCTTTTTAGCACACCACATCGTCAATGCTTCAAATATCTCACTCTTGCCAAACGAATAAAGTCCATCACTTGTTTCTTTATTAAATTTACATTCCATAAATCCTCATGCTGCAATAAATTCCTGAACCATAAACTTGCCGTGGTGTGCGTCACCAAATCGTTCAAGAAAATAATTTGTAATATTACTCGGCTGACCAATAAGTTCCATCATATCACGATTTTTAAGAACGTTCATTTCTCCATCGTCATCAACATATACAACTCGGGAAACTCCAGCGTTCTTCAAGGCGTGCTGACAGAGCGGACAAGGCTTTCCGTTCTTGTTTTCACGAGCCTTTGGGCACGAAGTGTTATTAAAGCGATAAAGATAAATTTTGCAACCATTTGCCTTATCTCCCATCTTGCTCAACAAATCAATTTCAGCGTGCATAGAACACTTGAAAACACTCTTATTACGCGAATAACGACGCTTATTGACACCGAAACTAACAATCTTGCCGCCCTTCACAGCAAAGGCGACAATCTGATGCTGAAGACTATCATCACGGAATTCCGATGCGATGCTTTCAGCGATCTCCTACAAACGACGAATACTTCATACTCGTCCCTCCTGTTGACCCACAAGGGGCGTTAGATCACTAATCTAGCAGAGATCAGGCTGCGGGTCAAGCGTCGGATCTACTGAGAATAAGAAACCCGCATTTCTGCGGGCTTTTTTCAATCAATGCTGGACGTCTTCACCTTTTCCATCGTTTAAGAAGTCCTTTGCGTTACCTAATTTCTTGTCAAATTTTTGAATTACTTCATAATCAAATATTTCCATAACACGATTTTTAAACTTTTCATTTGTTCTCATAAGATTTACGAAACCATCTTCTAAACCTTGCCATTTTTCAACTGTTCCATCGGCATACGCTAGTTTATTCCAAGTTCCTGTTTCAAGGTGCTCGGTTTTACCTTTAATTGCTTCTAATATACTTTCTTCATTTAAAACACCAACAGTGTCGCCCCATAGAATTTTAAATTCCGCAACACGATTTTGTGTTCCAAAGCGTGATTTTTCAATACGGGCTTTTACATATGAACCTACCTGATATCCCTTGTCATCATATACCATTGAATCTTTGGCAAATGATTTAGTCAGCCAAATACGAAGACTTGTAAAGAAATCTGGTGAACTTCCACCTGGAGTATTATACTTTTGACTATCAGTTAGATATTTTCCACCCATCGGGGCTTCACTTGTTGCTTTGATATTAACTTTTAATTGATTAAGAATTATTAGCGTACATTCACGTTGAGCCAATGGTGTTGTAATTTTTTGAAATGCTTTAGCTAATAGAGCGGCTTTTACACCAATTCGCTCATTGGGATTAAATGTTCCTTCGATATCAACTTTTGTTGGTGTTGCGGCCAAACTATCAATGATAAAAAGAAATTTTTCTTCACTTGCCGCCATAAGTGTTTCCATTGTTTCGAAAACACTTTCAAGATCTGGTGGTTGAATATAAATAAGATTTTCTAAATCACATCCTGCTTTTTCAAGGAATTCACTATTTAAAGCGCTTTCAGCATCGAAATAAACTGCTGTAATACCTTGTTTTTGTGCGTTGCCAGCTATTTGCGCTGCTAAGAAACTTTTACCAGTTGCTTGAATGCCGGCAATTTCAACAATTTTACCTACTGGTATACCTCCCATCTTTCCTTTTGCGACAATACCATCTAACCAAGTTGAACCCGTAGAAATCCACTGCTTTACATCTGTTGGATTTTCTTCTCTTAGATCATACACAGCACCTTTTAATTTACTATTAAGTGCTTTTCGTAACTCACTAACATCTACTTTTCCTGCTTTGACTTCTTTTAATTTCGCCATACTCATATTTTCTCCTAAAGTATTTATTGTCGAAAAAGAAAACGACCTAGGAGATTTTACATCCTAGGTCGATTCCCGTCAAGCACTAAATTGTATCAAAGATCTAGTTCTCGAATAGCGGCATCTACAGCATTATCGACGCCACCACCCTTTTCCAATCCTACACTTGTTTCATCTGGTTCGGCAAGATGTTTATCAAGTGCGGCCTGGACTTCTTTTGTACTCATTCGTGTAAAGATTGTTGAAAGATCCGGAACGCTATCTAACAACTCCTTACATTCCTGGCTACCAAGACCTTTACACATAGCGGATGACTTTGGTTTTGGTTTTACACCCATAGTTGAATAACGAGCGCCATTTTTCTTACCTTTATCAACCTTTAGATCAAAACCATTCTCTGGATCTGTAATATCGCCAAAGTCAGGATCAAGAACAGTCTTAAGAAGTTCTTCATAGACAGTCTTGCTATAACTCCAAACTTTTACTCCATCCTTTTCGCTTCCACGAACAAGAATTGGTGAAAGGAAACGCTGACGGACAAAAAGATCTTTTGCTGCAGCTACACTATCAGGTTCACCTGATTTGAATAGCTTTGTAGCAAATTCACAAATCGGACAATCTTCTCCGAAATTGCGCTTTGGACACATTACACTCTGGTTTCCGACATTATAATGGAACCAGAACTCCTTGAATGGATCGCCATCTGGCGTTGGAAGAACACGAACTTCGTGTACTCCATCTTCTGGCTTCCAAAAAGCTGATTCAGTTGTTGACTTACCCTTATTATTGAGTTTGTCAAGTTTTTTCTGCATAGCGCGAATATCAATACCCATTTTTATATCTCCTTGTGGCACGACAACTTACTGTTGCGTTGACCGTTAATGTTGGCTTCCAATGCCAATCATATCGTCGGTAAGTTTATCAAACACGCTTTCAATACCGACCTGTCTATAACTAACACGCTCTCATAAAAAAGTAAAGGGCAGATTTCTCTGCCCTATACCTAGGAATAACTAATTATCAACGACGGGAACGACGCTTTGCTTTTACAGCCTTACGAGCACGAACTACAGAAACACGACCTGAAGTGGTTAAAGAACGAGCAGTACGCGAACGAGTATTGATAACACGCTCACGAACTGTTAGTGAACAATCTACAGGAACTACTGTACGACTATCATCTGTAGCATATACCTGTCCGGTAGAAACATTTACAAACATAAATGAATCGACTTCATCAAGTGTTCCATCCTCAACAGAACGGTTACTGACTGAAACCAACTGATAAACTGTTCCCGGAGCAGAACGCGGGAAACGGAAGGTTTCACCAGAACGCAAATGTGAAAGTGTTACGCGGCCGGCATTTCCAACTTTTCCACGACGATTTACTGATACTTTTGACATTTTTTTTCCTTTGTTATAACACCTGCAACCAGCGGGTTGTTCGGTGACGATGGAGCAATCCTAGCACAGATCAGATCACGTGTCAAGTGCTGCTAGCGGACTGGATAAACTTTGTTCGACCAACACAATATACAAAATTTTGTTGATAACTTGTTTCATAAATATTAAACAAAATTTTAACATTTTCTTTTTGTTTTTCTTTTACCTGATTTTTAATAGTTTGTAGTAAATTTTTTTCTTTTTTGAGGGTGTTTGAATTAATAGCAAAATAATATATGATTTCTTCTATGTTATTTAAATCATAAAACCATTTTATTTCTAAACTACCAATTTCTGATAATCCATAACTTTCTATTCTAGATATATTGTTTAAATCTATGTTATTAGATAATATAGGCTTTATGTTTGAATACACATTGATATAGTGTGTTGTAGAAGAGACAAGTTGATTAAATTTTTCATCAAAATCTAATATAGTAACATTTGTTAAAAAATTTTCTAATTTTGTTTTATCAAAAATTGTAAATTTCTGAAATAAACCGGATCTTGTATATTCTTGTAATATATTAAATGCTATTTTGTCTTGTAATTTTTCTATATTACCCATCAATTCCAAATCTGATTTAACATAGCAAATATTTATTTTTCTATTTTTAAAGTTTTGTAAGAATTTAAGAATTATTCCACTGATCGATTCAGATCCATCAACAAATATAGTTATTTCATCATTACTATCTTTAATAAAGCCATTCAGTTGTTCTGGGTAGTTTTTTTCATATTCCTCTGCGTTTTTAAATTGAGAAACAACAAAACAATTTTCAGTGCTACTCTCTGTGTTTATGGAATAGATTTCGTATTGAGGGTATAAGCTAAAGTTGCTTACAAGTTCAGAACAAAAATTACCTATTCCAACTAAAGATATCATAATATTTTCCTCATATCTCCAAGAGTTTTACCAATTTTAACACTGGATTTAAATTTACCAAATTCAGTGTTATTATATGTATCAACAATTTCTTTAATTAAGTGTTTATCTTCTTTTTTCATATCAATTACAACATTATCGTGGATAATCATTTTAATTTTTGATTGTTTGCCATTTAATAGTTCATTAATTTTTAAAATTTGTCTCAAAGCCATACCAGCCGTTGTACTTTGAACGATGTAATTTACTGAATGAAATTCGTCTGATTGAATAATCTTTCCATATGGATTTTTGATAGATTTACCATCCCAATATTTATTTTTAATTAAATCTGAATTATAAAATAGTTTAAACTGTTTTTCTTTTTCGTTCTTTTTTCCATAAAGCCAAGAAATAAATTCATTCTTCGCTGTTTTTCTATCAGCATATCCAAACTTATCTTTATTCCATTCGTGGATATCATTAATCGGCTGCTTATATCCACTCAAAGCAAGAAAAACTCTCACTTCGGCGGCATTATAATCAATATCTAAAAGAAAATCTCCATCTGGTTTGATGAAGTTTCTTAAATCTTTACTTATATTTAATATTGGAAAACTATTTTCTTCTGTTGTAAGGCGACCTGTTTTTGAATGGAATTGGTTATAAGCAATATAATTTTCTTTGTGGAGATATTTTTGATTAAATTCTTTAATCTTTTGTTCGTGTAAATTGTTTTTAATAAACTCATCATCAAATGATATTTTTTGTAAAGAAATACTCTGTATCAAAGCAGATAGATTTTTTCTAAAATCATAATCAGATGGTTTTGAATAATTTTCTATTACATAATCAATTATTTCACATTTAATATCACAAAAATCAATTAAAAATTTTTTTGGAACGAGATCATAAAAACAATTTTCTTTTAGTGAAACTTTTGCTTCAAAAAATGAACGAATATAAGATTTGGCCTTGTTATTAAGTTCACTCCAACGATCTTTTAAATGTTCGGGGCAAACTTCATCATAATCTTTTCCTTCACAAAAAAGATTAGCATATAATGTATTTTCATTGCCAAATTTAGAATATTTCCAAGTTCTATCTAAATTGTGTGTTGGTATCTCACCAAAAAATAAATTTTTATTGGAATAATAACCGATACATTCACTTTTATCGTCGAGCGTTAAAAAAGTCATAGCCACCCATCATAACGAACGGCGCTCATATGTCAACTCTTAAAAGGCGGCAATTCAAAATTAAACTGATCTCGTGTTTCCACATATTCTGAATTTAATATAAATTGCTTTAATTCATTCATAGCGGAATTCTTGCCACTTAATTTAAACTTTTGATTTAAATTTTTTATAAGAAATTTATATTGTTCGTTATTTAATTTTAATTTATTTTCAACAATTTTAATATGCGAATAAATTGTAAACCAAAATAAATCATCATATTTATTGTCTACTTGTTCTATTGTTAGTGGATTTCTATCTGTAAGCTGAGTAACTGTCATAGTTTTATCTAAAAAATTTATAATTTTAGAACTGTGAGCTGTTGGTTCTTTTTCTACAAAACTATTATAAAAAATAACCATATAATTTTTTAAATTTTCTAAATCAAAATCTTCTGTTTTATAAAAATATTGTTGAAAAA